CGAACTACCTTATTCAGGTGGTATGACTGCTAAGAGATGGTTAGGGTTCTTATTCTTCACACATTCAGGATTGACACTTGCTAGTACAACTAGAGATTGTCATGCTTACCATAAATCTGCTATCGGCCTTGCTACAGGTGCTGATGTTAAGACTGAGGTAAACTATGTTCCTGAGAAGGTAAGTCATTTAACAACATCAATGATGAGCATGCAGGCCGTTGCAATAGATCCAGAAGGCTTCATGCAAATCCAGATTACTGAATAAGGGAGGTTAATCATGGCTTTAACAGCAGCAAATTTAAAATTAGTCGCAGGTGGCGGAACTGGTAATGTTTGGCATTACACTACAGCAGATGCTCCTGGTACAGTTGCAGGTAGTGGTTACTTCAATGACGTAACTGCAAACTTGAAACAGTACGATATGATATTGGTAGCAGGAACTACTGGTGGTACAGTAACTTTTGATTTATTAGGAGTTACATCAGCATCAGGTGCGGCAACTGTTACAACAACTAACGGTACGTAAGTACTATTGATCTTGAGGGAAGGCACGACTACACCCTTCCCTCATTATCTTTTTATAGAGAGGTATTATGTTATCAGAAACTAGATTTGATATATGCAACAAAGCCCTTGTGCTAGTGGGTGCTAACATAATAACTAGCTTTGAAGAAGCTACAACAGAATCAACTGTAGCTGGACAATTATACGAATCAACATTAGAAGCAATGATTACCAGAATACGCTGGAGATTTGCAACTAAACAAGTACAGCTAACTAAGTTAGCAGAGAATCCATTAGGTAGATTTCAAGCATCTTATCAATTACCAGCAGATGCATTGTTAATACATACAGTAACTGTTAATGACAATGTGATTGCTTATGATAGATATGGTGATAAGATTTTTGCTGACACAGGTTCAGGTGATACATTGATTTGTGATTATACATTCCAAGCTAGTGAAGCAGAGTTTCCTCCGTACTTTAAACAATGTATGGTATTTGAACTTGCTAGTTTATTTGCAGGTGCGATTGCAAGAAATGATAGTTTGTCTGAGTTATATAGAAATAGAGCATTAGGACAAATAGCTATAGCTAAATCTACTGATGGTCAAGCTCAAACAACTAAACGTATGGATGTTAACAGAATACGTAATAGAAGAAATCGTACTCATTTTAATAATGTTAACGCAACTGTATCGAGCTAATGGATGCCTACACAGAGAATACATCAAGCCAGTTTTGTAAGAGGCGAACTAGATCCTAAGATTGTATCTAGGGTTGATGTTGTAGCATACGAGCAAGGATTAAAAAAAGCTCGTAATGTATTAACTCTTAATCAAGGTGGCATAGAAAGACGACCAGGCACAGTCTATCGTGCTACTGCTCCAGGCAATGGTAGAATAGAACCATTTATTTTTAGTGATGATCAAGAATATATAATACTTTTTACTAATACAGTTATAACTATTTATAGTAGCAATGGAACTTTATTGCAAACTATTACATCTACAGGTATTGCTACAGCAGAGTTAATGGAACTAACAGTAACTCAGCAAGGCGATACAATGATTATTGCTCATAAAAATTTTGTACCTAGAATATTACAAAGAACTGGTGCAACTACATTTACTTTAACAGCATTTCAATTTGATGTAAGTGTTAATGGTGAGAAAACCTATCAACCTTATTTTAAATTTGCTAATGATTCTATAACACTAGATATAAATCAAACAGCTAAAGGAACAACAGGCGTAACTTTAACAACATCTGCTGATTATTGGACAAGCTCTTATGTTAATACTAGAGTACGTTATCATGGTGCAGAAATATTTATTACAGGTTATACCTCTGCAACTGTAGTAACAGGTACATTGCTTGATGATGTATCTATAGAACTTGATGACACACCATTAAGAACTACACAAGGTAGTGGTGTAATAGAAGTAACCATGCCTCAACATGGTTTTTCAACAGGTGCAAGTATTACTATATCAGGCGCACAAGACATATTTGATGTAGATGGCAATGGACTAGCAACAGCTAATATCAATGGTACATTTAGTATTACTGTTATAGATGATGATAGATTTAGTTATACGGCAGGTAGTAGTGATACAGCAACAGAGTCTGTAGATGGTGGTGGTGCTAATGTAAAAATAGTAGGACATCCACCTACAAGAAAATGGGATGAACAACTGTATAGTGAAGTTAATGGATTTCCTAGAGCAGTATGTTTTCACGAACAAAGATTATATTTTGGTGGAAGTGCAACAGCACCTGACTATTTAACTTCTAGCAAAGTAGGATCATTTTTTAACTTTGATGTTGGTAAAGCATTAGATGATGAAAGTCTGCAAATGCAAATAGCATCAGATCAAATTAATGAGATTAGACATTTAGTATCAGGGCGTGTATTAGAAATATTTACCAGTGGTGCTGAGTTTTTTCTTAGACCACAAACAGGTAAGAATATAACACCAACTGATTCTATGATTATTAGACAAACATCTTTTGGTGTACAACAAGCTGGTATGCCAAGACCATTTGATGGTGGTACTTTATATATACAAAAGAATGGTAAGAACATAAGGGATTATGTTTTTGCCTCAACCACAGAATTATTTGATAGTAACAATACTAGCCTGGAGTCATCACATTTAATTAAAAGCCCAACAGATACAGCAACAGCTACATCTCTACCAGATAGAACTGAACAACTATACTTTTTAGTAAACAATGACGGCACTATGTGTATATACAATAGTCAAAAAGAACAAAAAATATTTGGTTGGACACAATGGAATACAGATGGTAACTACAAGTCTATTGCTTGTTTGTCATCAACTATTTTTTCTTTAGTAGAGAGAACTATTAATAGTAGTACTGCATATTATCTTGAGCAGTTTGCTACTACACAATTTGATATACCAACTGATATGTCGTTTACTAAAACTATGTCAGCTAGTTATCAACCACATGGTACAGTAAAAAACAAAGGCGCAATATCAAGTGGTGTAAGTCAATTTATAATTGATGGAGCAACAGCTAGTCCTAATCAAGGAGATACTTTTCAGTTTGCTGGTACTGGTACAACACATACTGTTACAAGTGTTACAGCAACTGGCACAACTAATGAATATATAATATCAGTTAGCCCAGCTACAGCATCAGTAAGTGATAATACTGACTTAGTATTTTTGACCAGTCGTGTTTTTACTGGTATTACCCAGATAGGTAAAACAGTACATGCAACATCAGGCTCTACAGAAGATGGAGATTTTTTCTATTATGGTAGTGGCGTAGTAACATCAGCAGGTACAGTTACTTTTCCATCACCAGCAGCAGCTTGTGATATAGGTATGGACTATGACATCACCGTAGAAACTTTGCCACAAGATGTTAGATTAGGTGATGGTGTATTAACAGGCAAACCAAGAAAGATAGGTAAAGCTGTATTAGAATTATCAACCACATATAATGTTACGATTAATTCTAATCAAGTTTTAATTGGCAGTAATCCTAATGATGATACAACTGGATTACAATCCTTGACAGGCAAAAGAGAAGTACATACGCTTGGATATGAAGTAGATCCTACATTGACAGTATCGCAAACAGCACCACTACCAATGAGGGTATTAGGCATAACATCGGAGGTTTATTACTAATGTGTACGATTGAAGCAGCAGTAGCAGGAGCTAGTATTATGATGGCTCGAGCAGAAAGCAAAAGTCAAATAGCTTTTGCGGAAGATGCTGCACGTGAACAAAGAGAGCAAATTAAAGACGAAAGAACTCAACTGCTTATTGAAACCACACAAGATACCAATTTAAGAAAAGAGCAAATGTTAGAAACATTAGCTACCAATAGATCCTTGCTATCGCCAAGTGGTATGACAGAAGGTAGTATGAGCTTCCAGGCTTTCTTAGCTAGTAACAAAGGTAAAGCTAAAAGAGACTTAAATGCTATTGCATTAAACGCAGCTAACACTAGACGAGACTTATCATACAAAGCATCAGATGTAGAAAGAGAGTTATTAGCAAGTAAGATTAAAGCTAGAGGAGAGTTTAACAAAGCGTTACTTAAAGGTGGCGCAACTTTATATACAGAATATGATGGATATAGAAATCCACCACCACCACCACCAAAGGATAAGTAAATGGCATTTGTAAAAGAAAAGAGACAGGTAGGAGTAACAGCAGCAAAGATTGGTGTTACTAGAGGCGGTGGTGCTAAAGCTGTAGCATCTGCTATATCTTCTAGTTCTATAGTAGATGCTGTACAAACTTATAATAATTACTATCAAGATATAAAGATTAAAAAAGAAAAAGCATTAGGTAAACAGTTAGCAGAAAATCTAGATATTATCTATGAAGATTATACAGATGAAAATGGTGTAACAACCAAGATTGCAGCAGGATATAAAAGACCAGAAGATCAATTAAAAACTAACTGGGCGACTACTGAGTTTGATGAAGAAGTAGTCGGTAATTACATAGATGCAACTGCTGAAAATGCAAAAACTATTATTGCTAATATTAAAGCAGATATGAAAGGTAAGATTAATATTAACAATACTACAGGTCAAGTAGCACAAGGGTTTGATGTTGCTATAGAAGAACCATTACAAGCAATTATAGAAAATTTACCAGACGGATTAGAAGATAGTTTTCGTAGCAAAATAAATGCAACTGTTATATCAGCTAAAAATGAATTAACCAATAAACATACTGCTCTTAGAGAAACAGTAGCAAATGCTAAAATGACCAGACAAACAAACGATTTTTTAGAAAGAGCTGTTACTGGTAGTATTATAAATCCAGAACAAACAGCAATAGAATTAGATGAGCTAATAGCAGAAGCAAATATACAATCAGCCAAAGGCAATCCTGCAGGAGCAGATTTATTAAGTAGAGTTCCTGCTATTCAAGCAAGTTTAAAATTAGGAAAATCATTATCACCTTATGTAACTAAAGATATGATGAGTGCATCAGGTTTAGCAGCAACAGCAAAAAATTTAGAGCAAATAAATATAATGTTATTACAAGGTCCTGGAGCAACTGTAACAGTAACTGATTTAGCAACAGGTAAACCTAAAGAAATTAATTTTAAATCACTTGGCATCAAAGAAGATGAGTGGCCTAATTTGCGTGGTGAAATGCAAATACGTTCACAAAAACTTCTTAATATGATTAAAAGTAAATCAACAGCATCAGCTAAATCTGCTGACATTATAAATAAATATAATAGAAGTAGTGCTGAAAATATATCTTATTTTAATGATACTTCATCAAAAAAAGATTTAGCAGAAATACTTGATAATGTAGATGCACCAGGAATGGAAACACTTATAGGGGATTTTGTTGCTAATAATCCAGGCGTAAATTTAACGACACAAAACTTTAATGATCCTAACAGTAGAAAAGAAAAACATTTATTTTATACTTACATTGCATCTAAAACTGGTGTTGTGCCAGAATCAATGAGACAAAAAATAACAGCTACATTATCATCAAGCGGTATAAGAAATAAAGCAAACTTGTTAGCGTTTGTTGGTAGCCCTGAGTTTGCAGTATTTACAGGCGCACCATCTAAAATTACAGGAAAAACTGGTAATACAATACAAGTAGCAGACATATTTAGTAGTACAGGATTAGATGAAGATACAGAAAATGCAGCATTAATGTTAAGAAGATTAACAGGTTTTTATGGTCAAGAAGAAGGCGTTAATATGTTTATGCAACAAATGGAAGAAAAAGCAAATGCAACAGTAAATCGTACTTTAAAAGATGTAGCTATAGAAAAAGGATATAAATCAGCAGAAAAATTAAGTAATAAAATTATAGAAAAAATTGTAGGCTATTATGATAACTGGGGTGAAGATGACATAGTAGGTCATAATTTTATATCACAAGTAAAACAAGATGTTGAAAGAAAGTTAATGTTTGATAAAGAAGCTAATATAGATGATACAGTTAAGCATGCGTTAAATAAAATAGATAGACAAGGTAACTTTGGTTTTAGTAATTTTAGTATACCTTTAGGAACTTTAACAACAGCAGATGATGGTGTTGATTTGTCTGACACAGGCAGAATATATACTCGATTCCCACCTGATGATTTATTAGATGAAAAAGGCATGGAGTATATAGATAATTTGTTAGAGCAAAGACATCCAGATTTAGTAGCTAAATGGGGTAGTGATTTAGTATTAGGTGAAAATGTATTCTTACAAGTTATTGGACAACCAGCTAATGAAGCTCAAGTAGCATATAGAGTTGTATTTGCTGATCGTACAGGCTCATCACAAAATATATTAGTAAATAAAGATTACAATATATTAACCGTATCAAGACAAGATTTAAAAACTTTGGATAGATAATATGTCAGAGATTAAGACAACAGTTGATATAAACCAAGTACTAGGTACAGGTATAGATGCTCTTACTCCTCTTACAAATGAAGCATCTTTTATGGATGAAGTAGAAGCATCATTTGATTTGTCATGGGCTGGTCAAATGTATATGAATATTACTGATGATAAAACATTTTTAGAACAACCTATTGATCACAATTTTAACGCAATAGAGCAAATACAAGGCACACACTATCAAGCATATGAAAGTCATTTTGATGATATACGAAATGAAGAACATTTAAATTATGTAAAAGATAAGATAGATTACAATAATTATCAAAGAAGTATTAGAGATGACGCAGGTATTCTTCCTGAATTAGTTGCAGCATTAGGAGATCCACTAACATATGTACCTATTCCATTTGTAAAAGGAGTAACATTTGCTAGTCGATTTGTAAAAGGTGGTGCAGCAACAGGTGCATTGGTAGCTAGTACTGAACCAATACGTCAGTCGCTAGATCCAACAGCTACATTAGGTGAGTCAGTAAGTTACATTAGCGCAGCATTTTTAATGGGTGGTGGATTTACTGGAGCGTTTGGTAGAAGATTACCAGCTAAACATGCTTCAGCTAAATCTGAACAAGACCTTATGGAAGATTCTTTTGGTGCAGCATGGGATATGGAAAACGATACTTTTACTTCTAAGATGTATGACGAAAATTCTCCTGTTAAATATGAAACAACTGTAAATGAACAGTCGGTAGGATTTAATTTAGAAACTATAAATGTTAGACAAACAGATGAAATAGGTAAAAGAAAGTATGTTCATATTAAGGATGCAAGAGACCGCAGGTCAAGAGTAGACATAGATACTATAGCTATAGATGAAGCTAGAATTAATAAAGATTTTAACAATGGTAAATATAGAATATCAGGTATACCAGGAGTAAAAAATTTACCAGAATTTGCATCACCAGAAGATTTTAAAAAATTCTTAATAGAAAAAGAAACTATAAAATTTATTAAAGGTGCGCCTGATGGTAAAACAGCAGTAGATAAAGAAAATGCTTTAAACCTTGAGGTATTAGAAAATATACGAGCAAAAAGTTTATCAAGAAAAACAGCAGGTGTAGGCAAAAAAACAGATTGGTTCGCAGAAAGAGTAGATAGATTTGTAACCGACTTTGGTGCTTTAACTAACAATAAATTTAAAACATCTGTTATGCGTAATCAAATAGCAGATACAGCAATAGCATTGTTTGGTGATCATGCAACTGTATTAAGAGCTAATAAAGCTGGCGCAGCAACAGAACAATCAGCTATGTTAAAAGCAACATTAGAACATTTTCAAACTGTAAGTGCATTTGATAAAGCATTACATGAAGCCTGGAAGTTTCATAGATTAGGTAAACATGAAGCTAATGATAAAGTGTTAGGTTATGATTTTGGTGCAACAGGATTAAAAGCTAAAGACAAACTTAAAGGTGCTTTAAATAAAGCTGGTGCTAACTTTGACAAACAAATGACATTCCAGGAGTTTAATGAAATAGTTGGTAAAGCAGTTAGAGATCCAGAGTTTAAAGCAAAACAATCAGATGCAATAAAAGAATTTGTAGATGTGGTTGATGCTGCTAAAGCAGAAATAGGTAAACAAGCTAAAGACTTAGGTATGTTTCAATCACAAGATAGCATTACAAAAATTAAATTAAAGTTTGCTCAGTCTGTTAAACGAGGCGAAACACAATTAGCAGAATATAAAAAGACTAATCCAGGTGATAAAGCAAGAATTAAATTATTGCAAGCACATATAAACAAAGCAAAAGAAGAAGTACAAATAGCTGATGATTTACTAGAAGATATTAAATTTAGAGTAGAAGAAGAATTTGATCCTCTAGTAGATAATTATTTAAATCGTGTGTATGACAAAGAAAAAATAATGCAAGATATAGTTACTAATGATGTAAATTTTTTACCACCAGCAACCATTACAAATCCGATAAGTGTAAAAAAAGGTTTAGTTAAAGGTATGGTTATAGAGCATGGTGAGAAAGGACAAAAAAAACTAAGCAATATAAAAGAGATATTAGATGATGGCAGAATAGTAACAGAAGAAGGAGTACGTGTACCAAAGAATGGTTATAGATTAAAAGGTTCTAAGATAGATAATATAGATGATAGATTCTATAGCATACCAGATCCAAATTCTTTTAGAGGTAAAGTATTTCAATCGTTCTCAAAAAACCCAAGAGTTTATACATTCAAAGATGTAGACGGTGGAGTTAAACAAGTATTAGATCCTGATAGTGTTTACCTTATAAATCATAGAGTACAAGAAACATTAGATAATCTTACCTTTGATATGAAAAATATGGACATGGATGGCGACTTAGGTATTTTGAATGCTAAAGATAGAATACAAACAGGACATTCATCATTGATGTCTCGTAAATTAAACATGACAGATGCAGAACTAGATGGTTTTTTAATAAATGATATTAATTATTTATTTAGAAACTATAGCGATAGGATGCACAAAAGAATAAATGTAACAAAAAGATTTGGTGATTCACAAATGAAAACTCATTTATGGGAAACTGAATTTAATTTATTACTTAACGAAAAAGATACTGCTTTGATTGGTGAAACAATGCAAACACTTAGAAACAGTAGAGATAAAGTTTATGGTGTATACAATACAGGCGATCCTGACTCATTCTTTCAATCAAGATTACCAAACGCATTTAGGAACTGGGCTAGTACAGCTATGATGGGTAAAGTTTATCTATCATCATTAGTTGATATTGCTCGTATACCAATGGTACATGGCTTTACTGATACAATGAAAGTTATGAATTCTAAAAATATATTTAGTGCAGGTAGTAAAGAATTAAATAGTCAATTAGCACAAAACAAATGGTTAGGAGATGCATATGATGTTGTTATGAATACTACTTCTATAGAAAGAATTATATCTCAACAAGAAAGAATAGGCTCAGGCTCAACTGTTTTTGGCAGATACTTTGATAAAATAGTAGGTAAACCATTGCAAAATGTACAAGCACCATTTTATCATGCAAACTTATTATCACCACATACACAGTTAATGAAAGAGTGGGCTGGTCATGTGTCAGTACATAGATTTTTACAAGACTCTGTAAAAGTAGCAAATGGCACAGCAACAAAGTTTGATTTAGAAAGACTAGCATCTTATGGAATAAACAAACAAACAGCAAGGGCTATAGGTAAATTACCAATAAAGAAAACAAAAAATGGATTACATTATTTAAATCAAGCAGATGCGTTAGCAACAAAAAATGGATTAGCATTAAGTAAAAAATTACAATATGCTACATTTGCTGACGTACAAAGAACTATTATTACTCCAAGCATAGCTGACAAACCTAATATGATGTTTGGCGTAATACAAATTAACAACGATAAACTGGCTAAAGCATTAGATAATGATTTAATGGCATTTTTTGGTTTTGAAAAAACACAATCAGGCGGAAAGATAAACAATGGCTTTTTATCATTACCATTACAATTCTTTGCTTGGTCATTTGCAAGTAACAGAAAACTTATGTTATCTGCATTAAGTGGTCGTGAATCTAGAGTTATAGGTGGTGCAGGAGCTATGGTTGCATTTGGAGCAATGGGAGATTATTTAAAAAATCCACAATACTATCAACATAAAACATGGCAAGAAAGAACTTATCGTGCTATAGAAATGTCAGGAGTAGCTGGTTTACCTGCTGATTTTAACTTTATGTTTGAAGTAGTATCAGAAGGAATGTTTGATACACCTATGGGTGTAAGGCCTATGATAGGAACTCAAGGCAGATTTGGTGAGGCAAATGCAGCAGATGCTACAGGAGAATTTATAGGAGCAGGTCCAGGCATGATGGCTGATTTAATATATGCCTTTAATCAGGATCTGCCGTATGATGAAAAAGCAGCAACAATTAGGCGTTTAATTCCATTTAATAATTTGTTATGGTTTAACAATACTTTCAGAAAGATATATGATACTGGAGCGGAGATAATAAGATGACAATAGCAACAGCTAAAAATACACCAAGAAATACCTACACCGCTACAGGTGGACAAACAGTATTTACGATTGGTTTTGAGTTTTTTGCCACAGGAGACATAAAAGTATTTCGTAATGGCACAGCACTAACCTATAATGCAGCACCTAGTAGTGTGGCTCAGTTTAGTGTGCAAGGTACAACTAATGCTAGTGATAGTGCATATGAATTTGGAGCTGGAGGCACAGTAACTTTAGGTGCTGGTGCTACAGCAGATGACAGCATAGTCATTGTACGAGACATTGTAGTAGAAAGAACCACAGACTTTACTCCAGCCGCATCTTTTGATGTAACTGCATTAAATACACAGCTTGATATCTTAATGGCTATGATGGCAGAAAGAGAAGAAAGTGCATCTAGGTCTATACGTTTACCATTAGCAGAAACAACTACAGGTTTTGATATGCAATTACCTGTACAAGCAAGTAGAGCAAACAAAATACTAGAGTTTGATGCCGATGGAGATCCAGCTTGTACCATTACCTCAACTAACTTATCTGCACTTGGTGCTATAACAACTGATATAACTGCGGTTGCAGCCGTAGCTAGTAATGTAACAACAGTTGCAGGAATATCAGCCAATGTTACTACATGTGCTGGTAAAGCATCTGAGATTACTAGTGTTGCAGCCAAAGCTAGTTTAATTACATCAGACTTTGTGTCTGACCTAAATACATTAGCAACAAGTGCTATTGTAACTGACTTAGATATATTGGCTAACGCTGATATAGTAGCTGATTTAGCTATCTTAGCTACTAGCGATGTAGTTTCTGATTTAAACACATTAGCTACATCAGCTATTGTTGCTGACTTAAATATACTAGCAACATCAGATATCGTAAGTGATTTAAACACACTTGCAACTGCTGATATTGTTTCTGATATTAATACATTAGCAACTTCTGATATTGTGTCTGATCTTAATACTTTAGCAACATCAGACATAGTTTCTGATATTAATACTTTAGCTACCTCTGACATTGTGAGTGATTTAAATACATTAGCAACATCTGATTTTGTATCAGATTTAAACATAGTAGGTACAACAGCTAACGTAGCAAACATAGCAACAGTTGCTGCTAACGTAGCAGGAGTTAACAGTTTTGCTGCAAGGTATCGAGTAGCAAGTAGTGATCCAGGTTCAGACAATGATGCTGGAGATTTGGTATTTAATACTAGTTCAAATATATTAAAAGTTTATAATGGCAGTTCGTTTGACGATGTAACTGGCTCTACCCTTGCTGGATTAAGTGATACAAATATTACCTCACCTGCTGATGGCTCTATCTTGTTATACGACACAGGCACAAGCAAATACATTGACAATGTAATATCAGGCGATGCAACTCTTGCTGATACAGGAGCATTGACTATTGCTGCTGATGCAATTACAGGTGCTAAGATTGCAGATGATGCAATAGATTCAGAGCATTACACAGATGGTTCTATAGATACAGCACATTTATCAGCAGATTGTGTTACTGGTGCAAAAATTGCAGATAATGCAATCAACTCAGAGCATTATACTGATGGCTCTATAGATACAGCACACATTGCAGATGCACAAATTACACTAGCCAAACTTGCTGCTGATGCTATATCAACACCTTTAAGACCTAATGCAAAACCACTTATTATTAATGGTAATATGAGGATAGCTCAAAGAGCAACAAGTGTTACAGGAAAAACTACTGATGGATATTATACAGTTGATAGAATGAAAAATAAATTAAATGATGCTGGTACATACACCATAAGCCAAAGCACAGATGTTCCATCTGGATATGGATTTACTAAAAGTTTAAAGTATGATGTTACAGTCGCAAAAGATTCACCATCGGCTGGTACACTCGGCTCTTTAGACTATCATGTAGAGGCACAAGATTTACAATTATTAAAGTATGGTACTTCAAACGCTCAAAAATTAACTTTTTCTTTTTGGGTGAAAAGTCCTAAAACAGGAACTCATATTCTTTCTCTTACATCCGAAGATGGCAACAGACATATAGCAAAAGCATATACAGTTAGTTCTGCCAACACTTGGGAAAATCATATAGTTAATTTTGATGGTGATACAAGTGGAACAATAAATGATGACAATGGCTCTGGTTTTCAAATTCAATGGATTCTTGTTGCTGGAAGTAATTATACAAGTGGTACATTAGCAACTTCTTGGGCAAGTTATACAGCAGCCAATGCTTATGTCGGACAAGTAAACTGTGCTGACAATACAAGTAATGATTTTTTTATTACAGGTATACAAATGGAAGTAGGAGAATTTACTAGTGCAACTATGCCATCATTTCAGTTTGAAACTATTATAGATAATCAAAATAGGTGTTCACGATATTTTCAAAAACTTGCTTCAAATAATAATCAAGGAGTTGGAGAAGGATTTAGTTCTGATGGTACAGGGCGAGGTGCAACTATGGTGCCATTCTTACCAATGAGAGCAAGTCCAACAGTTACGACTTCGGCAGCCAGTACTTTTAAATTTCAACAAGGGGTAACAACATCTGGTAATGGTACAGGATTTATTGTTGCTGCTGTAAACAATAATCAGGGTGCGAATCAAGGACCAGCATATGGTGTTGGTTTATTCAGAGTACATATAGATGTATCAGTATCAGGAATGGCACAAGATGGTAGATTCTGTCGTGGTGTATCTAATGGAGATTCTTTTGTACAAGTTGAAGCAGAATTATAGGAGTAAATTATGGCTATAATATATAAAAAATTAAAATATCCACCAGAAATATCAGATGAAGTAAGAACTGATTATATAAATAAAATAGTTACTGATGATAGTGATAATGTAATTCAACAGAGTTGGATTCCTACAGAATCAAGTAATGCAGATTATCAAGAATATTTAGAATGGGAAGCAAAAGATGGTAACACCATAGCGGATGCGGATTAATGTATGCGCAGTCTAGCCTTCATAGTTATTCTTGCTATAGTCCTGGCTTACATTGCTGAGTGTCAAGCAGCCGATAGCACATCCAATATACACTATAAAGATATGCCAGTAGCTCCACCATCTGTACCATCAATGGGTGCATCAGGTGCATACTCTGATATCTGTGTCGTAGTAAGAGCAGGTGGTATCTCAGGTGGGTTCTTTGGTATCTCTGCTGGTGTTCACGTGGAGGACAAAAACTGTCAAAGGATAAAACTTTCTAGGGCATTAGCACAGCTTGGTATGAAAATAAGTGCGACTGCTATGTTGTGTCAAGATCCCAGAGTATTTAAATCCATGATAGCGGCTGGAAGCCCTTGTCCTATCAATGGTAAGATAGGCGATGAAGCTATTCAAGAATACAGAAAACGTGGTATATTAGATGAGGACAATAATGTTATTGAAAATCATAAGGCTACTCCTGTTAAGTTTGATGCTGACAAATCTGTCGGCAGACGAAACTACTACGGACAACCTATTAACTAACAATACATTTAACGAGAATACAAATGGGTGGACTCTTTCAGATAGTAATGTTAAGCGTGATGCTAATTCTTATAGTGATGCAGGTAACAGCCCAACTGTAAGATTTAAAGGACAAACCTCTACCATATCACAACTGGTTAATCTAACTGGTATAGAACAAGGCAAAGAAATTAAGTCGTATACCCTGAAATACAATGGATATGGTTGTGGTAATACTCCTAATGGTTGGTGTACTGCTGGTAGCGATGACACCATAGTAACCAATATAACTTTTACGGATGGCACAACTACAGAAATATCTAGCCATACCATTGCTGTACCTTATAAAGATGGTTGGACACATCACACCTTTACTAAGTCTATCAATGATACTTTTCTCACCGATAATGTAGCAATTAACTTTGAACTATCAGGTGTAGATACTGGTAACTCAAGCTCATGGCTTGGTCCTATTACTGACAACTATGAATTAATGGTAACTTATCAGGACTATGTAGCTCCTGTAGTTATAGAGCCTGTTGTTGTAGAACCAATCATTGAGGAGATAGTAGTCATAGAAGAAATAGTAGTAGAAGAATCTATGATTGGTGGCCTTGAACTATCTACTGAAATTACTTTAGACCTTATTCAAGATGTACCTACTCTACCTAGCATTGGTGGTACAGTAGTTGAGATACCAGAGATACAACCAGTAGCTGTCATTGATATTACTATGCCTGAGATTAACATTGAGATGCCAACAACAATAGAGATCCCTGTTGACATAAGCAGTACGATTGAGGTAGAACCTATACAGGAGATACAAGAAATCCAGGTGCAAGAAGCACCACAACAACAACCAGAGATGGTGGAGACTACAGATGAAAGACGGGAAATTAAGCAAGAAACAGAAGGCCAAATTGAAACAGTTGAGGCAGGATCAAGCAATGAAGGAAGCGACATACGAGAACCTGAATCCGAAGAAGGGGAGAGGGAGACCAAAGAAAGTACAAACGATACCAACCAGAGAGATGAGCCAGAAGAAACAACAACAGTTGCAACAGGAAAGAGCAACGAACGTAGCACAGAAAAAAATAATGGAGGAACTAAAGAAAGCAAAACTAAGTCTAAGTCTAAAACAAAAGATAATGTTCAAGCTGATAGACCTACAGACACAAGTAAAAAAACTACTAGTAGGCCTAAAGCTACGCTTGAAGTCAGTACTACAAAGCCTCAAAGTATAGAGCAACCACCATTGCCTATAGCCTATTTGCAAATATTGCAAGATAGTATTACTATCGTGGAAACGATTAGTCTCAGACAGGAGCAGATATATGGAGGGGAGCAAGAGTATAACCTTAACACCAGCAGTATTACTATCGCTGGTCTTGACAATAATTCCAGCAGCAGGTGGGATAATCTACAAAATGAGCGCAAACGATTCAAAGCTCCAAAATACAGCAGACGAAGTAAAGAAGATTAACACCAGGCTAGGTAAGATTAAGAAGGCTGATACCTCAGTCTTGTTAGACAGGATAGCAAAGCTAGAAGGAATTGTAGAAACTCAATCAACTCAGCTTACAGAAATGAAAGATGAAATCTCAGAAATCTATGATGAGATATCAGAAGTGGAGGAGAGTATGACATCCTGGAGTGAGAAAGAATTTAAAAAGCTGTACGACATTATCAATGATAA